GCAGGCTTCATCTTCAAGTCTTTCATAATTATTCATGTGAATCCCTCCCACTACAGCATATCTTCCTACGTGTACAATAAAAACACTATCTTCTCTTATTTTTTACAAATGCAGCAAAGTTTCTAATTTCTTCCATCTCGGATTCAGTGTATTCGTCACCCTCGAAGTGCGCTGCGAGAGTTGTTGGTTCATTATCGATGCCGAGCAATGTATCTGCAGATACATTCAGAGAAGAAGCAATCTTTTTGATTGTATCCACATTAGGTTCTCTTTTTCCACTTTCATATAAAGAGTATGTCGATTTTGCTACGCCGATATTTTCTGCCAAATCTTTCTGCGATATGCCGGATTTAAGCCTAGCTTCTTTTAAATTCTCATTAAAATTATCACCCATAATGTTATTCCTCCTGTTACATATGATTATAAATATGTGAATGCAAAGTGTCAATAAAAAGTTTACAAAATGCAAAGAAAAGTATTGACAAATTTGCAGAACGCAATTATAGTATAACTGTGGTTTGCAGAACGCAAACAATAAAGCGAAAGGAGAATAAAATTGTTTAGGAACTTAGAAGCAGAACAGGCTAGATTCAATTTCACAAACCAACAGATGGCTGAAAAATTAGGTATGTCAAGAGTTTCTTATGAGAACAAAAAGAAATCAGGAAAATTCACAGCATTGGAAGCAAAAAAGCTGTGCAAATTGTTCAAGGTTAAATTTGATTATCTTTTTGAAACAAAAGAGGAAAAGTAGAAAGGAGAAAAGAAATGGACAGAATTGTTCATGAGTCAGTTTTAACAAATACAAGTGATGAAAAAGTAAATGCTTTGATGTATCAGGCAATGCTTGATGAAACAATTCGTCTGAGATCATGCAGAAAAGAGGCGGAGAGGAACCAGATTAGAAAGTTCCTCATGGAAGTATATCGACTATATTGTGGAAGAAATCAGAAAAATGAATATCTAAGTATAACTCAAGAAGATATGCACAGACAGTCGACAGAATCCAGTACGCAAGAGTCGATAACAAAATGATCGATTTTGAGGGCTGAACATCAAGAAAACTAAAAATATACCGTGGCAAGAAAATCCAGTAAAAAGGGTTAATGCATTGAAGCATACGAAATTTGTATACGCCAATAGTTTGATTAAAAGTCGAGTTTATTCGTTTGGAATACGAAATATCACATAATAAGTCAGAGAGTTTAGCGTATTCAGTACTGGAAGCGTATTCAATCATCACCAAGGTGTTTGTTTTTGCTGAATCCCAAACGTGTTCCACAAATGGAATCAATTGTTCTAAATTTGCAGAATTAGAAACATATTTTTTGAAGCAAACGCAAGTGTTGATATACCTTGAAAGATTTAGCAAAAATTTCAAAATGATAATGCAAAGGAAAATAAACAGAAAATACATCATTAATCCTCCTAGTATGATTTTGAAATATTTTAGCACGGATGAAAAAGCAAAGGAAGAGGTTGGTAGAAATTAAACAAGAAAATTACAAGGTAATCTACTGGAAAGGGAAGGGGTACTGATGAAGAGAGGTAAAAGCAATGAAGAAAAAGATTATCAATAAGAGAGTCAATGGAGATTCTGAAGAGCTGCACGCATTGAAAGGCTTTAAGGTCTTAGCAGTCGGCAACGGAACAATCGGAGAAGAGTGTGCGTTGAGAATCATGCTGATGAACGAGAACAACGTTGCTGTTGATTTAAGTATCACAGAAGACGGAGCGTACCTCAGCGATTTCTACGCACTGACAGAGGACATGATTTCACGCAATTATGAAGACTAGAGAGGTGAGAAGAGATGCCAAAATTAAAAATATCTGACAGGGAAAGGCAGAACAGAACACTTCTCGCAATCATCGAGTCAGGAAAGACTATGACAGCTATTGATACTCAGAAGCTTTCAAAACTGACTGGTATCCCACCGAGCACTCTGTACCAGAGATTAAGTCAGCCGGACAACATCCGAATCAGTGAATTACGAGAAATCCTAAGGGTACTCAAAATCACTGATGAGGAAAAGGCGAAGATCGGTAGGGAAGTGATATGAGAGATTGTAGTTACTGCAAAAAGAGAAACAGATGCATGGAAAGAAGCAGATGTATTCCGTGTGCATCATTTCAGAAAGAAGGTGAGAAAAATGAATCAGATCGATATGATCGACATCCAAAGAAGAGCAATCCAGATAGTTGATATCAAGAGAAAGCCGAGAAGAATTAAGAACAATTATAGAGAAGAAACAATGTCAGCTGTCATGACAGTAGTTGCGATGGAATTGGTAGTTGTCTTAGGAATCGCAACATGGGTTATCTTCGGATATTAAAAAAGAGTGCCATAGCAAAGGCGGCAACCTTCAGGCACTCAGGTAAAAAACCAACTTAATAATAACATTTCAGAGAGGAGAAAGCAATGGGAGAAAAAACATTAGAGGTAAGTGTAGATAAATTTATAGAACTGTGCAAGACAGATGCACGCATGGAAACACTTAAAGCTTACATTGAGAAAGCTGAGAAGAAGGGTGGATTCGTTGAACTTGATACAGTGAAACTCATCATTGGGGTGAAGGAACATGAAAGTTTATAGAGGCATCGGACCGGAAGAAGGAACAATCGTAACAGAAGAGGAAGCATTTGATTATGCATTAGAGCGTTGCCTAAAAGGAACAGAAGAAGACCAGGAAGAGTTTAGAAAAGAACTTGTCGAGTGGTTCTTCTCCGGCAACTGGATAGATGAAGAAAGGAGCGGATTGTAATGCCACTTGCAAGCTACGAAGAACTTAGAAATGTAGATATCAAGAAGTACTGTAAGAAAAGAGACGGACTTGATTATCTCAACTGGGCAACATGCATCAACCTTTTGAGAATGCATGGAGCAAACAAGGTTTACTGGGAACCAGTACCGGATCCAGTAACCGGTAGCAGCCTTAGAAAGACAGATGTAGAGTTCTCTGATAAGAACGGAAATAAAAACAGATGTTACGAGACACTGATTAAGGTTGTTATTGATGAAAACACGTACTTCATGCAGACACCTGTAATGAATGGAAGCAATCCAGTAAAGGATAATTCAATGACACAGCAGAGAGTATGGAACAGCATGTGCAGAGCATTTGTAAAGTGCGTTGCTATCCATACCGGACTAGGATTTGATCTGTGGCTGAAAGAAGAGAACCACAACGAACCATTCATCCCGGAAACATTAAAGAAACGTGCATCCGCTGCAAAAATCAAAACAATCAAGCAGATATGTACAAGTCACGGTGTCGATGGAGACGCTTGGGTTGCTGGAAACGGAAAGACTTGGGAAGAACTAACAGAGGAAGAAGCAGCCATGATGCTCAATGCATTGAAACAGAAGTATGGTGATGAGTAATGCACTTCACCGGAAAACTCAAAGAACCAATCATCGACTTCGTAACGCATCGTCTGACCATTCTATTTGAGCCAAATGAGGACTTTCTTGAGACTTACGAGGAATTGAAAGGCAAAGAGATTTTAAGCCTTGAAATAAAGCCATACAGGAAGAAAAGAAGTCTTGATGCGAATGCTTACTACTGGGTACTACTCACCAAGCTTGCAAAGGTAATGAACACATCGAATGCAGAGATGCATAACTTGATGCTGATTCACTACGGAGAGCCGGAGATCATTGAAGGAAAGCCGATATACATGACAGTACCGGATACGGAAGATGCAGAAAAGAAAGTGATGCAAGCAACAGAATATCATCTGATGCCGACATCACAAGTAAGGCAAGGCTTGGACGGTATCGTGTACAGAACATACAAGCTATTAAGAGGTTCAAGTACCTACGATACATCAGAGATGGCAAGGCTCATTGATGGACTTATTACAAGTTGCAAAGAAGCAGGACTTACAGCATCAGAGATTGCCACACCGGATGAAAAGAGATTACTGAAAGAAATGTATGGCGTGGACATTGGCTAAACGATTGAAGAGCGCGTTTACTGACGATATGGACCACTGCTTCTTCACCGGCTATCCTTATCCACACATACACCATATCTTTTACGGTAGTAGAAGAAAGATATCTGAGAGATACGGGTTTGTGATTCCCCTTGCACCGTATCTCCATGAATTTCAAAAGGGGAGCGTACATGACAATCCGAATCACGGTTTGGACTTGGAACTCAAGCAGATGGCTCAACGATATTTCGAAGAGCATATAGGCAGCAGAGAAGAGTTCAGAGAGGTATTCGGAAAGTCTTGGCTATAACCGGTATTAACCTAGCGGATAAGGTTGATATATAAACTCCTAATGGCTGACTGAACAGCATGTCACAATCCTTTTCAAAAGCCATGATGATTCATCTCCTCGGCTTTGTCCGGGGAGAGAAAGGAGAGCAATGCAGACTTACGATATTGACATACTAGATTACATCAGAACCGGACATGACAGAGCAATCACAAGAGCTGAATTGTCTGATCTGACCGGAATAGACGATAGAACGATAAGAGACATGATCCATTATGCAAGACGAGATATACCGATTCTCAACATGCAAGATGGAAGAGGGCACTTCGTTCCAGACATGAACATCTTAGAAGAGAGAATGATGCTGATGAAGTACATCAGACAAGAAGAAAGCCGGCTGAAGAGTATCGGCTGGGCACTAAAAACAGCAAGGCGAACAGCCAAGAATTGCAACATGGAGGTAGACACAGATGAACTCAAACCGAAAAGGGAAAGAGGGAGAAAGAGAGTTAGCAAATCTGCTTAAAGACAGATACGGATATGATTGCCGGAGAGGGCAGCAGTTCTGTGGATCCAATGGAGATGCAGATGTAGTCGGTCTTCCTGGCATCCATATTGAGTGCAAGAGGGTAGAGAAGCTTAACATCTATGAAGCTGTGGAACAGTCCATAAACGATGCGAGAGAGGGCGAAACGCCTACGGTAATGCATCGGAAGAATCACAAGGATTGGCTGGTCACAATGACAATGGAAGATTGGATGAAATTATATGAAAAAGGGGTACATAGAAATTAATAGAGATATTGAGAATCTACTAAAAAACGAAAGTACACATACTTTCCTTATACTGATTGACATTTTACTCAGAAGTGATGATGAAACAAATTCTTTAAAAACATCGATCAGCCAAATATCCGGAACATTTGGGATAGACAAAAAGGAAGTTAAGAAATGCTTATCCAGATTAAGAAAGATTGATCTGATAGAAGTTTATAAGAACCAGGGGAATAAAGACTCTCTGATTATCGCACTTAGAAAAGAAAATGCGTGTTACCGCATAACTCCAAAAGAGCTTGTCTTGGATCCAACAGAGGTCGCAGCTCTTTCAGACAGCAGAAGTGAGAAAGGGTACGCTAAATTCCGAAAAACGGTATTGGAAAGAGACGGATATGTATGCCAAATATGTGGAGAAACAGATAAGTTGGAAGTTCATCATATTAAACCTTATGCAAGATATCCTAAGCTCAGAACAACAGTCAGTAACGGGATCACCTTGTGTAAGAAGTGCCATAAGGAAGTACATAGAAAGCGTGAAACACAATGCAAGGATGGATAAAGATTCACAGGGATTTATTGGACAATGAACTGTGGAGCGACAAGCCTTTTACCAAAGGACAAGCGTGGGTTGACCTACTGTTACTTGCTAATCACAGAGACAAAAATGTACTGTTAGGGAACTGCACAGAACTGGTTGAAAGAGGTTCATTTATCACTTCCGAACTCAAATTAATGGAACGTTGGGGGTGGGGAAGAAAGAAGGTCAAACTCTTTTTAAACTTCTTAGAAAGTCAAAAGATGATAGAACGAAATGCGAACAACAAAAGAACAGCTATAACCATTGTAAATTATGGGTTTTATCAAGATTGTGACCTACCAAAGGAACAGCAAAAGGACAGCAAAAGAACAGCAAAGGAACAGCGTAGGGACAGCACAGGAACAGCAAAGGAACACAAACAAGAAAGAAAGAATGAAAGAATGAAAGAATATATAGATACTAACGTATCTATAAAGCAGCATAGCATTCAATCCATCATCGATGCATGGAATCAGCTAGGGCCTTACGGAATCAAAATGATTTACCGCATCAACCCGGGTTCTAAGAGATGCACTTCACTGATTGCCTTACTTGAGCAATTCGGAGAAGAGAAAGTGATACAAGCTGTTGATAAGGTCAAACAGAGTGAATTCCTTCAAGGAAAGACAGATGCAAGGTTCTCACTGAACTTCGATTGGTTCATCAATCCGAATAACTTTGTAAAGGTGCTTGAAGGAAAGTATGATGAACGGCACGATAAGAAACCAGCAACGAAGAACAATAACAACTTTGAGAGACGGCATTATGACATGGATGATCTGGAAAGTAAGTTGCTAGGAAGGTGATTAAGAATGGCAGAAGCAAATAAAGGCTGGGCGGTATGCTCAGTCTGTGGAAAAGAA